AGATCTCATGAGACTCAGGTAAGAATCTGTCAAGGTTTGTTAAGTTTTGTTACTTTCTCAGGTGTCTCGCTGAGATCCCTTGCCTTGCAGTCAATCCCCGCTGGGCTACTTTGTAACATATTGAAATATTCTTGTGGGGGTTTCGTGATAGTGAGACAAGGTGCGGATAACCGAACACAAAAACCCCGAAGGGGGGTCGCCCGATTATCGCTTGAGCATAATAGGGAACGAAAAATTATCCCAAAATTTAGACTCCCGCAAAGCTACCCACGTAATATACGAGATAGGAGCAGCTACCCTTAGTATTAGTAAGAGTAATAGTAATTTTTTAATCATATATCGTGCAACTTACCACGATGTTTAGTGAGAGGTAGACGTATCTACCCCTCTGACCGCTGTTTCCACCCACGAGGAGCACCACTTCCCCGTGTGTTATGGTGGGGTTGACTAAATCCATGTGTGTGAGTGGCTTCTAGCAACCCCTCTAGCCTCTCTTCTTTGGTCTAAGTCCATTCCTAGTACCATGTGATTTGCTTCGGCTTCTGGGTCATCCATCCAAGCTTCTAGATGGTCTATCCATTCTTCATGTCTTCTGTCTTTTATTTGTTGTTGAGCGGAGATTGCGAGGGCATCTGTAAACCATTTAACGCCCTGGGCAAGGGAGTCAATTCTGTCATCGTGTCTAACTGCACCTTTCTCCCTGCACATTCTGGAGATTTGATATCCAAGCATATATTGGAATCTATTTTCAGTTGCTTCTTCAGCGTTTGACGCATAATCCCATTCAATAACCTTGGGGTCAATAACCAGCCTATGCTGATTAAAGACAGGCTCAAGGCTATCAATAATCCTATCTTCTTTACGGACATTTGCTCTAGTCTCCTCTATGTTGATGTTTGTTTTTGTCGTTTGGCAATGTTTTCTAAATAACTCTGATACAATACCATCGCCAAAGTTACTTTCGATGAGCAGCGTACTCGCACCATATTTACGGCATCTCCTTAGTATCTGTAGTAGTGTCTTATCAGAATAACCGTCCTTAGATGCGTACATTTCGTGCACATATATAAGACCGTTTAACTGAGACAAAAATGTTGCTACTGTTTCGTCAGCTCCACGTCCAGATGGGTCTACACTGCAAATAGTTTCTGCATATTCTAGCCATTCTCCTTGAATAGCCATAGGTCTGTAGTAATAATCCCCTGGGAGCCCCACACAAGGTAGATCTTTGACTATATTGTCTGGATCTGAGCACCATATTATGTTTTCTGGTGCATGTGTTGGGTTTACTGGGTTAACAATCAAGTCTGCAAACTTTAATGGGAACTTTTCTGCGTCAGATAGGCTAGTATCCAGCATAAACTGTAGCATAAAGTTAGATCTACCCATAGATGACTCTCTTTCAAGTAAATCTTCTTCTCTAAAGCGAGTATCAGTGGGTTTCCATGTCAAATCGTCTTCTTTGTCTAAATCCTCGACTAATTGCGGGGCTAGCAAGCCATCATACATGGCTACTTTGCGGGGATACCGTGCTGGCCACACAAATGGTCTATAGCTACGTTCTCTTAGCTTATTATAGACAGTGAATGTCGTTTGAGGAGTACCAAGAAACATAATACGAGACTGACGTTTAGGAGTAAGAATAGACTCACATTCAGTAACAAGCTGTAATAGTTTTTCACGTTGTAACTCCGTCATACTGTTATTAGGTACTTCGACATCATCTAGTACCATAAGGTCTGCTCTAGACCCTGTTAACTGCCCTGTAATACCCACAGACTTAACTGAGGGTGCTTGGTGTGGTGCAGCTGGCCCAACATCAAAAGATATACGTGACCAACGCTGATCGTCATTCTTAGGTTTAAGATGTGACAACCAAGGTACTTCTAGTATTAGTCTTTGACAAAAAATACTAAATGAGTCAGCTCTGTCTTTTGATGCAGATACAACCATAATCTTTTCGTTTGGGTCATTAAATAACGTCCAAAGTACGAAAGCAGCAGTAATCCAGGATTTACCTACTCCCCGAAATGCCTGTATCTGTAGTCTTTTTGGCCCATGTTGTAAATACTCAGCTATACATAACTGTGCCCTTGTAGGGACAGGTAAATTAAGGTGCGTCCATATAGCTGTTAAAAAAATCCTAAAATCTTTGTGTAGTTCTTTTTCTAAACTCATAGGTCATTGTTATATTCTTCCCAATACTCTCTGTCTAGTTCAGAGTGATATTCAATAGACTGGTCTTTTAAACCTTTTACCTTAGATGGTTTAGTGTTTTCTATAACCATATTAATTATTTTGTCTTGTCCAAACGTTTTCTTATACTTTCTAATAGCATCATCTACCGCTTCTTTAGACTTGTATTCTATGTATTGGGGTTCGATCCATAGCAAAAACCATACCGCAGCCCACCTTAGCGGGGAGGGTACAGCTCTAGCTATAACTCTTAATTCATCTAATTTTAATTTAGATGGATGTAAAAAAGTATTCATTTAATCCAATTTAGTATATGTTGTTCTCTAAATGGGTTAGGTGGGAACGTAGTACGAAACCACGTTAACCAGTCAAGGCTTCCTTTTTCTTGATTACACCTCCTACAGGCTGGAACACAATTTCTAGTATGGGAACAACCTCCCAAACATCTGGGATGTACATGGTCAATGGTAAGATCATATTCATGATGTCTTTCTCCGCAATAGATACATTCATAATTGTTTGCCTCCTTAATAGCTTTTCTCCAGAGTTTTTTAGCGTCTGTTGATGTCATGACTATTAAGTTTTGTGTGTAATGTTTATAAGTAGGAAGTACTGGTATCATTTTTTAGCACGATTTCTTGCTCTGTTTGTTGATGGGTTTTCTCTCACTAATCTTCCTGACTTAGTGTGTGAAAAATCTTTACCGCCCTTGCCATACACACCTGCTCTTCTTCTAGCTGTGTTGAGTTCAGCACGGTATTTTTTGTTTTGTGGGCTTTTGTTACGTTCTCGTTGAGACGCATTTTTCTTCGCCCTTGACTTAGGATTATCACGGTAAAATCGTGCAGTTTTTCTAGGGTTTTTTACAGTTCTAGGAGCCATGTTTAATAACCGATTTTTGTACTGTATCAAAATCGACACTTGGCATAATGTCCGCTAACTGTGATAAGGGAGATGTATCAAAGGCTACGCCTGTAATATCATTCTTGTATAGCCAGTCGGAAGCAGCTTTTAGGTCAGCAGTAGTTGCTTCACCACTACGTATCCTATTAATAAGTTCAGTAGTTACTAATTTATGTAATTCGTTAAACTCATCTTCCCCAGCTCGTCTGGGTATACGCTGCACATTAGTCAATTTTTAATCCTCGTTTGATAAATTCTACTGCCTTGTCATCAAGGTCATTATCGCTTTCTTTCGATAACTTTTCTAGTAAATCTACGACAAATACTTTAAACTTGTCACTTTTTAAAAAAGTTAAAACGATTGGTTTGAGTAGTGCTAACATTTTCTTTTTCTGGTTGTTTTGGATTGATAGGTACTACGTCAGAACACATGTCATAGACACGAGATTTATCTAATAACGTAAAACCCGATTTTTGTAATTGTGCACATTTTAATGCACGAGTAAGCTCATAGTCGAGCCTCATCTTTTCTTCTTGTCTTGCAGCCATACGTCTGCATTGTTCTAAACCACGTTTATCTAAAGGAATCATAAAATTAACTTGAAACCCCCAGTTTTCAGATAACGTATAACTGCTAGGATTCATACCTGTATCTTCATTCATTTCCCAAGGTTTTGTATGGTTGCCCATATAGAACGGTGAAAAAGTCATAGTAGACCCGTTGCAGCTTATATTACCACCATACTGTTGACGAGACGGTGCACCATTGTTTTGGAATTGCACAGCTTGATTTGTAACATTTCCCGTTGCAGCAGCTACGGGGTTGCTTACATTATTAGTCTCTGGTTTAGTTTCAGCAAACGCTGGGTTTACTGTGAAAATACTGAGTAAGAAGTAGTAGTAGAGTCTGTTGTTATGTCTCTTACTGTGTCTATTGTTTCTATTAAACCAGCTGCTCTTTCTGTTATTTCTAACTGAAAGTCGGCTCCTGGAGTTGTAAGACTGAATGTTGTTGCTGAATCTGCAATATCTCCAGATGCAGTGACATTGGTTCCAGACCAAGTTTTTACCTCGGCTCCATATACTTCTTGAGATATGGTTTCTTGTATTGTTTGAGTGGTTGTGGTCGTTGAGTTCATCGACCCCTGTGTAAACTGAGGGGTAATTGTGTTTGCTCTTGCTACTGCAGGTGCGACCAGTGCTAAGAGAAGTATCCATTTTTTCATTGTTTTGGTTTTTCTTCTTTAGATTTTTTATTACCTGTAGACAAGCCAAAAGTGGCCAAAGCTCCTGTAAAAATCGAGGCCACAAACGTGATGTCAGAGCTTGCTCCTAAAGGTTTTTTTACCATAGGTAGTTCAACATAGTTAAGAGTAATAATAAAACCAGACCAAACAACAACTCCTAGACGCACGATTGCACCTAGTATTGCCATTTGTTCATCGTGGTCGTCTACATTTTCTTTAAATTTTTTTAGGAAACTTTTTGGTTGTCCTTTAATAACCTTTTCTTCTTCCATTTATCAATCTTATTTTGTAACCTTTTTTGTATTTGCTTTTTAATAAAATTAAACAACGGTTGAGCAAAAGTTGTTACCGCTACGGCTGATACTGCTGCATAAGTTGCAGTCATTACTACTTCAGTTGTAGGTAATGGCATTTCAATATCAACCACAGGTAACTTAAAAGATGGTGTTGTTGGTTGTTCGGTGGTTTCAGTTGTTTTACTTTTAATACCAGCTGGTGGTCTTAAATCACTAGGAGGAACCACCATTGGTTTATAATAAGGTATATTACCCGTTGGAATGTCTAGTGACATTTTTTCTAATTTTGGAGCTTTAGGTAACTGTAATAATGGTAGTTCCATTAATCAGCAGCTTCGGCAACTCCTCCGTCAGCTTTCCATTCAAGATACTCTTGATAATCGGTATTACCTTCATCCATAGGCATCTGTAAAACAACACCTTCTTTAGGTTGTTTTAATACACCAACGACTTCACCTGAAGCAATATCTTTCATATATTTGTAAATTGGGTTTGTTGGATATGCCATAGTTATAACTCCGCAGAAAAGTGAACATAAGCATTAGCATTATTGGTTCTCATAAAATATGCTCTTCCAGCTACTATATTGGTTGTAGCTGAAATAACTTGTAATTCAACAGTTGATGTTGATTGTCTAGCACTATACACTTGTGGTGCATAAACAGCAGTAGTTCCACCTCCACCGTACAGAAGAAAATATTCTGTTCCAGAAGATGAAGTAATTGACGGTGGTGTTCTCATTTCTACAGGCAAGTCACAAACACCATATAAAAAGCTTGTGGTATAAGCTTGTAAATTAGCTACAGGTCTTTGTGTACTACCACCATCTTGGTCTGCAAGAACATAAAAATATCTTTGACACTTTCTCAAAGTATCTGCATAAGATTCCAGAGCAAACGAACTGGCTGTTGAGCCGACCTCAAGCTGTACGCCTGTGATTTGAAATGTAGCATCGTTTGTTGTCCACCATGTTGTTGTACTTACAGGTGATCTACTCGCACCTACATAAGGTATCCATGTGTTTACTGATGTACCACTGTCTGTATAGTCAGTTCCTAAATACGGATTAAGTACAAGCAACATTCCATTGCCAACATCATTATTAAATACTAAATTACTATTTCCAGGAATTGTTTTTGTTACCTTAGTCCATGTATTAGCAGTTAACGTACCTGTGTTAAAATTATATATATAGGTAGCATCTTCGGCTTTTATATAACCATTAAAACTTTGAGAAACACTAGATTTGATCCAGAAAGATAAAGTAATAAAACTATTTGGATCAGTATAATTCCAGCCAGAATTTGCTATATTTTGTGCTTCAATTTTTTGATAAACAAAAATATAACTGCTAGACTGTGCTCCACTTGTTTGGTTACCATTAGTAATACTGAAAGCCTTTCTAAACCCTAGAGTATATGGTGTAGTACCACTTGCAACATCAACTTGAGCCTGTGTGAATGTTTCATCATACCCATTATTAGTTGCTTGCCATCTATCAACAGTTTGATGACCATTAGATGTAGATGACACGCCACGTTGAGCCACTACAAAATTTCCGTTAATTATTAAATTAGGATTCTGTCTGTTACTTAAGTTAGCTGTACATGTTCCATCGCTTGCCAAAGTTATGGCATCGCTTGATGCGGAATTGGAACGTATCCCGTCTACTTTTAATGTACTCATTATTAATTGGCAGCCTCCGTTTGGTTACTTTTTGCCCATTCGACCCATTCTTGATAATCTACATTACCCTCGGCATCTGGATTACCTTCAGCGTTAGGAATGTCGCAAACAACTTTACCATCTTCTAATTTCTTAATATTTTGTACTTCGGGAAAGTCTGGATCAGGTTTGTAAAATTTGTATGTTATCGTCATAAGTCTGCTGAAAATAAATATCTAAGTGTAGAACCACTTACATTGTTTACTCTATGCCAATCGCTAGATCCTGCTGGAGTTGCTGTGTCTCCAACAAGAATCCCTGCTGATGATTTTGAAGTACCTAAACTAATATTACTTTGATAACCACCACCCGAATAACTTGTTCCGTCTTTAGTCATGCTAGGAGCAGTCCGCATAGGGACTGGCCAAGTTACATACGCATGTGGTGCACCTGTATTGTAGTGTAAACGGTGTAATTGAAAATTCATAACGGCTGCATTTGATCCTAAATTTAAAACATAAAGGTATCTTTGACATTTTCTTAAAGTTTCTGCCTGAGTTTCAAAAGCAAATGCACTGGCTGTAGAGCCAACTTCAAGTTGAAAACCTGTAAATTCAAGCGTTGAGGCATTTGTTGTGAACCATGTTGTAGTCATATCCTGTCCAGCAAATATTCCACTAGAATCTGCTGTCCATTGGTCATATACCGCACTTGAGGAGGTATAGTTGGTTCCCATGTATGGTGCAACAACAACAATTAACCCTCTATCTACTCTATTAGCCGTTGTATCTGTATCAAACTGTAAATTAGCATTTCCAGGAATTACTTTAGTAATTTTAGTCCAAGTGTTAGCAGTTAAAACACCTGTCTGAAAAGGAAGTAATTGTGCTGTGCCATCTTGTGTTTTCATATGTCCATGAAAACTTTGTGCAACACTAGACTTTATCCAAAAAGATAGGGTTATTTTGCTATTTGGATCGGTATAGTTCCAACCGCTAGTCGCTACATCTTGTGACTCTATAAATTGCCTAATATAAAAAATACTATTTGCTTGAGGGCCATTAGATTGATTTCCATTTGTAATTTTTAACGCTTTTCTAAAACCTAAAGTATAAGGTGTAGTACCACTTGCAACATTAGCAAGGGCAGAGGTTGGGTTAGATTGTACAGAATGATTTATTTGCCATCTATCAACAGTGACATATCCACTACTTGTAGATGACGTAGCTCTTTGGGCAACAGAAAAATTCCCGTTATGAAGTAAATTTTTAGTTCCAATAGAACCACCATTTATAGAAGCAATTTCAGCTACATTATTAGAAGAATCCTTACTAACTATTGTCCCATCAGCATCACTAGGTAAAGTTAATGTTCTGTCGGATGCAGGGTTACTGGATGGTGCAGCAATGATTACGCCATTACCACCCGAATGTTTTAATTTTATTTGACTCATGATTTAGGATATTTGTCTTTTGTTTCTTTTATTTTTGCCTTCCATGCGTCTATGCCTGAATGGTAAATTAAATCCAACTGATCGACCACAGAGGGAAATTCGTCTCTACGCTTTGATTTATAAGAATTATTCTCTAAATCCCACGCATCTTGTAATGCTTTTAATCCATTAGTGCAATCTGATTCAGTAGGTTTAGAACCACCATCATGCACAATTAGATTTGCATAAATTTTGTTTTTAGAATCAGACC